CACCATCGTGACGGCGAACACCGAGACGCAGCTTCGCTCCAGGACCATGGCAGAGCTCGGCAAGTGGCAAGTCATGGCGATCAACCGGCACTGGTTCGAGAAGTCCTCGATGTCCATGCGCCCGGCGAGTTGGTTCGTCGAGTTGGTCCAGAACCAGTTGAAGATGGACACGCAGTATTACTACGTGGACGCACAGTCGTGGTCAGCCGAGAACCCGGATGCGTTCGCCGGGGCTCACAGTCAGATCGGCATGATGGTCCAGTTCGACGAGGCATCGGGCATCCCGGACCCGATCTGGCAGGTCACCGAGGGGTTCTTCACGGACATGGCCCCGCTGCGCCTGTGGCTGGCCATCTCGAACCCGCGGCGCAACACCGGACGGTTCTTCGATGCCTTCCACAAGGACCGAGCGTTCTGGGATGCCCGGTACGTGGACAGTCGCACCGTCGAAGGTGTGGACAAGGCCGTGTACCAGCGCATCGCGGACAAGTATGGGGAAGACAGCGACACCACCCGCATTGAGGTCAAGGGTCAGTTCCCGCGCACCGGGTCGAACCAGTTCATCGGGCGCGAGGTCGTGAGTTACGCGGCCGAGCGCGAACTGGTGCCCGACGACGGGGCCCCGTTGCTTATGGGTATCGACATCGCACGGTTCGGGGACGATGAGACCGTTTTCTACTTCAGGCGAGGTCGCGACGCTCGATCCATCAAGCCCCTGCGATTCAGGGGAAAGAACACCATGGATGTGGCCACACATGCCGCCACCGCCATCGAGCGCCTGAAGCCCGACGCCGTGTTCGTGGACGGGGGAGGGGTGGGTGGTGGCGTAGTCGATCGGCTCAAGATGCTGGGCTACCGGGTGATCGAGGTGCAGTCGGGCGAGAAGGCGCGGGACACTGAGAAGTACCTCAACCGTCGTGCTGAGCTATGGGGAGAGATGCGCGACTGGCTGATATACGGGTGCATACCCAACGAAGAGGCGTTGATCGACGACCTCACCGGACCCGAGTACGCGGTGCACCTGAAGGGTCCGATCATTCTCGAATCGAAGGACTCCATGAAGAAGCGGGGCCTGGCGTCACCTGACGACGGCGACGCCCTGGCGCTCACCTTCGCCGAGCCCGTGAGTCGCATGGACGCGGCGACCGCCCGGCGCATGAACCGGATGAGGGGTAGCGTTGCGGACAGCGAGTATGATATATTCGCCTCAACCTGAAGGAGTGCGCCCATGTCTGGTTTGTTCGGTTCCAAGCCCCAGATCCCGGCAGCGGCAGCAGTGACCCCGACAGTGGCCACGCCAGCGGTCCAGGCGGCGTCTGACGCCCAGCGCATGCGCTCCCGTGCCGCCAGTGGCCGTGCCGCCACCATGCTCACCTCGACCGAGGAGCAGGGCACCACCCCGATGACTGCCACCAAGAAGCTCCTTGGGATGTGATGATGATCGCAGGCCCTCGGGCATCTTCCTGTTCGGGCAGTTGGGTCGCCGTGACCCACGTTACTGAGGATTAAACCATGACACTTTCCACATCGACCGGCTCTCTGGCTGTAGGGGCCTCGCGCACCTTCGGCCTGTCCCCCGGGTCCGCGCTGACCCTCGTGGCCCCGCCGAACTGCCGCGTCACGGTCACCGAGACGCCCAACACCGTGAGCGCCTCGGGTGTCGGGGGCAATGCGTCCCGGGTGCACAACCTGCAGTTGGGTCAGACTGTCACCTACGGACCCTACCCGATGGGTGGCACCGTGGTGGTTGCGAATGCAAGCAACTCGGGAGGCGCGGTTACCTGGGTTCGCAGTGACGCGATTGTGGCTGAGAGCGCCTCGGGTTCTGTATCCCTGGTGTCAGGGGATGGGACGACCTATGGTCCGATCTCTGAGATTGCCAATATTGCGGCCATCCGTGGTTCCGATGGCTACCACTACGCAGGATGGGCGCGGGACCAAATTGCGACAACCACCAAGCTCTTCGATCAATCCGGCAACGGAAACGATGCGGCGCTACAGGCCGGTGTCTCAGCCGCCACAGCGTGGGCTACGGCCGGATTGTTCACGATGCCAAACCCCACCGGCACCACCGACCTGGCAGAAATTCCTACGCTTGATTTTGACTATGCAGGCGGGGAAACTCTGCTGCTGTTCTGGCGCGGGTTTGCAACGCCCGAGGGGTCTGATATGCCCCTGCTTGGCGACACTGGGGACGGCAGCGCAACCACGCGCCAGGGGTTGAATCTGATTTGCACATCTGCCGGGAAAATGAAGTTCTGGCTGCGCGATTCGGCTGGGGCACTGAGCGCCAGCGGCACCAGCACCGCGACATGCTTTGAGGCGGCGGTCGAACACACATTGGCCGTTTGCCTTGATGGCCTGACGCGCAAATACGCCTTCTATGTCGATGGCGTGCGAGAGTCGGCCTTCGTGCCAAACTTCCTGACTTTTGCATCCGGGGCAAGGCCGGACACCATCAGCGGGCGCACGCTCAATCTGGGCGGCAGTGGCAGGGTGTCGGGCGGCGTGCAAGACGGCATCGCATCTCAAACTCGTGCGCTGCATGTCCTGCGCCGAGCGATTGGCTTGGGCGCTCCGACCGGGATTGATGACATCGTAGCCAACCTGCACCGCGACCCGACGCGCCTGGTGTCTGCGGAGGCTTGGTAATGGCGCTCTTGTTCGACCATGCCTTCGCTGGCGACACGCTCCCATCCGGGCTGACGATGAGCGCCAACGGCGTCGAGGCAGTATCGTCTGATGACTTCCCCTACGGCATCGCCAGCCGCATTTTCCCCAGCACTGCGCCAGATGGATCGTCTGCTGTGTGCTGCCGACTGACGGGCGGCGATGCCGAGGCGGCGGGTGCGCTGCGCTCCGAGTTCAGCCTGGACAAGGGTGATGCTTTGGTGTCGCCGGATTCGGAGCGCTGGTATGTGTGGGATGTCTGGATACCGCCAACCCACACGCCAAACGTCAAAACAAGCTTCTGTCAGATTCACGACGACCCGGACGACGACGAGCCGGTTGTAAAGTTCCCCAATTTCGAGTTCATCGCCTACAACGGCGAGGTGTCAATCGACATCCCCAAAAACTGCCCAGAAGAGATCGCCGGGGGGCGCACGGTTGCTGCTGTTCCGCTGGTGACTGGCCGCTGGGTGGAGTGCGCCATTCATGCGAAATGGGAAACGGACGCGACCGGGTTTCTTGAGGCTGCATTTGATGGCCGGATGGTCATGCGCGAGTGGAATCGGGCTTGCCATTTTCCGGACCTGAAACGCCCATACATCAAACTTGGCGTCTACGACCTCTACAGCGGCGGGATCGTGGGCGACTACAGCATCTGGTTTCGCAATCTCCGCATTTACGGCGGTCGGCATTCCGCATCCGAGGTGCTTGGAGGCCCGATCCTCCCGCGTGTGCGCGGCGTGCGCTGATCCCATCCCCTGCCGGTTGTGCGAGGAAAACTAAATGGTCAGAGGCCTGCCTGTGTTAGCGCACATGGCGGGCTTCGCTATTTTAGCGGCTCGCATGCGTCTTTGCGCGGTGCCGATCGACGGTGAGTATCGCAATGCAAGGCCACCACCAGGTGGCCTTCGTCATTCCAGCAGTGACATTTTTCCCCCTGACTTTTCCCCTCCATGAGCCCGACCATCGGTGCTCATGGACACCAAGCCCAACGAATCCGCCAGCGCCCTGAAGCCCGGCTCGCGCCTGCAGCGCGGCATGCAGTTCGAGCGCTCGGCGATCAACCAGGAGGCCCGCACTGTCGAGCTGGCCTTCGCCTCCGAGACACCGTATGAGCGCTGGTGGGGCGTCGAGATCCTCGACTGCTCCAGCAAGTCCATGCGCCTGCAGCGCATCAAGAGCGGCGCCCCGCTCCTGTGCGACCACAACACCCGAGACCAGATCGGAGTCATCGAATCGGTACAGATCGGCGCGGACAAGGTTGCCCGCGCTGTGGTGCGCTTCGGGAGGAGCGCGCGTGCCGAAGAGTGGTTCCAGGACGTGGTCGACGGCATCCGCAGCTCGGTCAGCGTGGGTTACGAGATCCACGGTGCCAAGCTGGTCGAAACGAAAGACGGCGTGGATTACTACCGCGTCGACGACTGGGAGCCCTACGAAGTCAGCATCGTCTCCGTGCCGGCCGACACCTCGGTCGGCGTGGGCCGCGCTGCTGGCGAAGAGTCCCCCGTCATCCCCCCGAACACCAACCGCTCCAAGGAGTCCCCTGCCATGCAAACCGCACCCGAAGCCACGCCGGCGCCCGCCGCCCCTGCCATCCAGTCCCAGGACACCGCCGCGCGCGACGCTGCGCAGCGCAAGCTCACCGCCGAGCTGCTCGCCATTG